ATTTAAACCATACGATCCTGCTTTACAAGCCGAATATGATGGACTTAAAAAAGAATTAAATACACAAGATGATTTAAAGTGGGACCTACAAAAGAAAATGTACGATGCTAGAAAGAATTATGGTCCTGACAGTTCAGAATACCAGTCCGCTGCTGCGTCTTATAAAGAATGTTTAGAGAAGCTACGCAGTATACGAGAAAAAATGTCAGAAACTGGGCTTAAATTTTTAAAGGCATAACTTATGGCTACTTATACAGGATTCTCAACACAACATATTAATCAACCTAGGGAAGAATTGACAAGGGGAGCGACCTCAACCCTAACATCCTTTTCTATGGGACCGTCAAATGCAAAGAAATTTAAAGTCACTGATGATATGTTGGTATTACAAGACATGCTAAATGCTTTTAATATTCCCCAAGGTCAAAAACCGGGGCGTCCAGAATATGGTTCCACACTATGGGATTTTATTTTTGAACCAAATACCCCTGAAGTCCAATCATATATTGAAGATGAAGTTCGCAGAATAATAAATCAAGATCCAAGAATAATTCTTAATACTATTTCAGTTTACCCCAATGAATACGGTATAATGTTAGAATTAGAACTTGCCGTAAACCCCATAAATCAAACAAAGTTAATGCGTATCATGTTTGACCGAGCATCCAATAGAGCAACACTCCAATAAAACCGTCGGTTTTTCATTACGATAAATATAAAGATAATTACAAAATACTATGGCCACAAGTTCAAGACAAGCAACCATTTTTGGGGTTAATGACTGGAAAGCAATTTACAAGACTTTCAGTCAGGCTGACTTTCAAAGCTATGATTTCGAAACATTACGCAAGAGTTTCGTAGACTACTTACGCACCTATTATCCGGAAACGTTTAACGACTATACAGAAAGTAGTGAATACATTGCGTTAATGGATGTTATTGCTTTTATGGGTCAGGCTCTAGCATTTCGTGATGATTTAAATGCACGTGAGAACTTTATCGACACTGCAGAACGCAGAGATAGTGTAATTAAATTAGCCAATTTAGTTGGATATAATCCAAAACGTAATGTAGCTGGTCAGGGTTATTTAAAAATAACATCTATTCAGACTACAGAAAATGTAAATGATATTAATGGATTAAATTTAGCGGGGATCCCCGTTCAATGGAACGATAGTGCGAATCCAAATTGGCAAGAACAATTCAATTCAATCATAAATGCTACGTTAATCAGTACACAAAAGATAGGTCGCCCGGGTAATTCACAGACAATCTTAGGTGTGAAGATAGATGAGTATGGAATAAAAACCCCACAAACTACAATCCCCGCAGTTGCTTTTACTGCCACAGTTGAGGGAGTTTCAATGTCATTTGAACTTGTAAATGTCACTGGGTTAGGTAAAGAATATATGTATGAGCCTTCTCCTAAAGCACAAGGCAAGTTTAATATACTTTATAGAAATGACAATTTAGGGTACGGTAGCGCAAATACTGGATTCTTTGTTTATTTTAAACAAGGCACATTAAAAACATATGATTTTTCATTGGGACAAAAGATAAGCAATCAAATAGTTGATATTGATATCAGTAATATCAATGATGATGATACATGGTTGTTTAGCATTGATACCACAACTGGAAATTATATTGAATGGACTCAAGTAGATAATATCTATGCTAATCAATATGCTGACTACACTGGTGCAGACAAAAAAGTTTTTTCCGTAAAATCAAGAGCCAATGATCAGGTAAGTTATATATTTGGCGATGGCGTGTTTGGTGAGGTCCCTGTAGGAAATTTCAGAGCAATGACGAGAACCGGTAATGCACTTAATTACACAATTGATACTGCTGAAATTCAAGGGACGACTGTAAACTTTAATTATATTAGTAAAAACGGCAGGACAGAAGTACTAACATTAACACTGCAATTAACAGTACCAGTTAATAACGCACAAGCTAGAGAAACTTTAGCAGAGATTAAATTACGTGCCCCAACCAAATATTATTCACAAAATCGTATGGTTAACGGTGAAGATTATAATAGCTTCCCACATTCATTATACGGTTCAATTATTAAAAGTAAAGCATTAAATCGTAGCAGTGTTGGCGTAAGTAAAAATTTTGATTTATTAGATCCAACTGGAAAATATAGCAGCACAACTAGCTTTGCAAGCGACGGTGCACTATACCAAAAACTAGAAGAAGAATTCACTGAAGTTTCTTCTGAGAATGGAAACAATAACATGGTTGAGTTTTTAACCAGTAAGTTGCCATTCATTTTATCTAGTCATCGTTCAATACAATATTACAATCAATTCTATACAAAGTACACAGTTGGAAATCCAAATAATACAACAACTGCACATTGGAAGCAAACAAGCTATAATGATTCTAATTATATCACTGGGTATTTTAATGTAAAAATAGATGGAATTGAAACGCCGATTCCAGTGGGAAGTTATTCTTCAACACTGATGAAATATGTTTCAGCGGGTGCATTAGTAAGATTTGCTGCTCCTGACGGTTATTATTTTAGTGATGGAAAATTAATGTTAGGTGTTCCCCCTCCAGGAAGAACCACAGTAATTTGGGTGCGTATTGAAAATGTAGTTGAAGATGGCTTTAACGGTGGTCGTGGCACATTATATAATGGATTAGGTCCTGTTACGTTATCAAATAATATTCCAACTGGAGCAATTGTAACCGATGTACTACCGGCATTTAACAATTCTCTTACAAATACCATAGTGCAGAATATTATTACCAGAACAAATGCTGGTCAAAGTTTTATGCTTCAATATGATAATTCAATCATTAATTTTCAAAATGTTTGGGTTATAAAAGCATACTCAGATACAGATATTAATTATTTCTTAAAATTTAAAAGTCTTGGAGATGGTAACTATGTAGTATCTAACAAGTCTTTAAAATATTATTTTGGAAGCGTAAAAGATACACGCTTTAACTTTGAAAAAAATAAAGTAATTTATGATCCATTATCAGGTAAAACATTACGTGATACTATTACAGTTTTACCAACTAACATACTTCCACAAACTCATTCTTACTATGCTGACCGTATGTATAATGAGGAATTACACCTTGCCGTTGTAGATCAGGCTATTGAATCAGATGGCTATCCTGACGATTATGCAGTTGAAGTAACTAGCATCAATGTTGAAAATAACAAGTTAACCATTGATCCGGGTCTGTTCTCATATATTACAGGGTATGAATATGGAACTGTTGAAAATAGATATGTATTTTTTAGACGAGTAATAGATGCAAACTTGCTAACAACATATGAAATTGTCCCCTCAATAGATGTACAAATTGCTTATCCAAACAAGCTCGCTGTTGAGTTATCCAAATATGAATTTCCTATTGGACAAATATTTTTTGCAGAACAGGATAAAAAATTCTATAAAACAGTACAAGATAATACGTCAAAAAACATATTATTAATAAGCACGTTAACAGATTATAGTTATTTTCAGGGAAGACAGGGCTTGTATTTTAAATATAGGCATAATAGCAGTAACACAACTAGAATCAATCCATCGACCACAAACATTATTGACATGTATTTGGTTCCACAGTCGTATTATATTTCATATACCAATTGGTTAAAGGATGCAACTGGTTCGTTAGCTGAACCTGAGATGCCTTCAATTGGTGATCTTGCCCAAGCATATTCTAAGATAGATGAATATAAGATGTTAAGTGATAGTGTGATACTTAACAGCGTAAAGTTTAAACCATTGTTTGGTGATAAAGCACCATCGCAATTGCAAGCAACTATTAAAGTTATTAAGAATAGCAAAACAATAGCCAGTGATAGTGAAATACGTGTTGCGGTAATTAATGCCATGACCGATTATTTTGACATAAACAATTGGGATTTTGGGGACACGTTTTATTTTAGTGAACTAGCCTCTTACGTACACAATCGGTTAGGGGATTATGTATCATCAATTCTGTTAGTTCCCAAAGACCCTAAATTAAAATTTGGTGATTTATACGAGATTCGTAGTGCACCATATGAAATATTTGTAAACGCAGCACAGGCAAAAGACATACAGGTAATATCCGCAGTTACGTCGGATCAGTTAAGCACAGTAAAATAATTGGAAAAATAAATGGTAACGAAAGTTAGAACTCTTGATTTTCTCCCTGAGATTTTCAGAACAACCCCAAACAAACAGTTTTTAGGGGCGACTCTAGATCAAATAGTTAATCAACCAAATCTAACCAAAATTCAAGGTTATATTGGAAGAAAATTCGAAAAAGGGTTGAATCCAAATGACAAATATGTTTTGGAAATTGATAACGACAGAACAAATTATCAACTAGAACCTGGAGTAGTTTTTACAAATCCCGATACTAGTACTGCATATGATTTTATTACATATACAGGAATCGTTGATGCACTACGCTCTGAAAATGGCCCAGTAGAAAATCATTCGGCATTGTTTAGCAATGAATTTTACAGTTGGGATAGTTTCATTGATTTAGATAAACTTATTAACTTTAATGAATACTATTGGCTACCAAACGGCCCTGATAATGTACCTGTTTCAAATTCAAGTGTAAACAATCAAGCTGATTATACTATACAATCTAATGAATTCAACTATACGTTTAACGCTAATGGTATTCCATTAAACAAACTAAATCCCAAATTAACATTAATACGCGGAGGAACATATACCTTTAGAGTAAATCAAGGATCTAAGTTTTGGATACAAACTGCATCGGGAACAAATGGTATTGATGAAAATAGACAGAACGTTAGTTCACGTGAAGTCTGGGGTGTTGATAATAATGGAGTAAATAGTGGCGTTATTACATTTACCGTTCCATATGCAGACGATCAAAAAGAATTTGATTTACCTGGAAACAATGAAATTGATTTAATTTCATCAGTACACCCAGAAGAAATACACGGCAAAAGATTAAGTGAAATAGTTGACACAGGCATCGATGGTGTCAACTTATTAAATAACAAAATTGTTATGTTTTATGGCTTTGAGCCTGGGTCAAAAGCTGAACTTAAACCATTGTATGATGAATTTGGTTTTGAAGATGATGATGGATATGCACATGCAAAGTACACTGTGTTTACCGATTTCTTCTACAAAATAGAATATTCTGGAAAAACCGACGACCCTATTATCGCTCTTGTAGAGCATGCTGTTATTCCTACTAATGAAAAGATTCATGTATTTTATGGAAATGAATTTGCAGGTAAGAATTTTAGTAGAAATGATGAAGGGTATATCACACAATTACCTCAGATCACTGCTCCATTAGATACATTGTATTATCAAGATGCAGAAAATCCAAACAAGTATGGAACTTTAAAACTCATTGAAGATAAGAATAGTAATCCTATTAATGTAGAAGAAATGATATTGGGCAAAGCAACATACACAAGCCCTACTAATATTAAGTTTACAAATGGATTAAAAGTTAATTTTGTTGGTAATATTATTCCTGTAAAATATAAAACCGGTGAATACTATGTTGAGGGAGTTGGTACTAGCATTGCCCTTGTTCCTGCAAAAGAATTAGAGGTTCCTGAGCCATTCACTGAGGCAGCTTATAACGTATATGATGAATCATTCGACACAACCGGATATAGCGCAACAATAAATGTTCCAAAAGTCAAAGACTATATCACAATTAATAGAAACTCATTAAACAAGAATGCATGGAGCCGTAGTAATCGATGGTTTCATAGCGATGTGTTGAAATCATCGATAAAATATACCTCAGGAAAAGTTTCTTTAGCAGCATTGAATAACGGCAGCAGTCGTGCAAAAAGACCTATCATTGAATTTTATGCTAATTTAAAACTATTTAATTCAGGCACAATCAATAAGGGCATGATTGATTTTGTAGATGTAACTGAAGCCAACGCATTATCAATGGTAAATGGACACCACTATTATGAACCAGACGGGGGTAGTTCTGCACTGTTTACTGGCTCAAAAGTTATCTTTACTAATGACAATGACCTTAACGTAAGAAACAAAATATTTGTAGTTGACTATACTACCATTACTACCAATGGTCAAAAAGTTATTGTTTTATCTAAAGACTTAAACGGAGATGTTGAAGAGGGCGATCAAGTATTTGTATTGCGCGGAAATAACCGTTCTGGAACAAGCTGGTATTTTGACGGTACATTTTGGAAACAGGCGCAGCAAAAAGAAACAGTAAATCAACCACCAAAGTTTGATATAGTTAACAACGCTAAGGTAAGTCTAAGTGATCAAAGTTATTATATAGGAAGTAACTTTAAGGGATCGACATTATTTGAATATGCCACTGGAACAGGTTCCAATGACCCTGTTCTTAACTTCCCGATTAAATATAGTTCTGTATCTAATTTGGGTGATATTAGTTTTAATATATCGTTGAATACCGACACATTCACATACTTAGAAAATCAAGTCAACGTAACAAAAAATGTAAAAATTGGGTACCCAGTGTTAGAAACCTCAAGAGATGCCTTTACTAAAAAATTAGGCTGGGTTAAAGCAATTGAAGAAAGCTTTCAGTATCAAGTATTTACCTTTAATTACTATACTACTCAAACCGCAGAATTCACTTGTGATGTTTTGCCTAAAAGCACAACGTCTACTAAATGGCCAAATATTAAAGTTTTAATAGCTGATGAATTGCAACCTGCAAGTAATTAC